CTATCGGATCTCTAATTATTAAAATTTTTACCCAGTCTTCCATGCCTTGTTCTAATGGATTTCTATGATCTAACCTTAAAAAAGCATTTGTATGTTTATTTTTAATTTCAACAAAATTTATAAATCTAGGTTTTTTAGATTTTGTAATGTCATTAAATTTAGGTTCTTTTTTTATATCTCCTGGTTCTTCTTGCGTATAAAATCTATTTTTTATATATGTATCTAAAAGAGCATCATACAGCATTCCTCTATCTTTTTTGGCATCCCCTTTTTCCATTTGCCAATCGATAGCATCTCTTAATTTTCTTGTTATATCCGTTGTTAACAGAACTTTTTTAAATTCCTTATTATGATATACAAGAAAACTAAGTTCAAATTTATTATGATTAAGTAAACAAAAATTTACTATAGACCTTACTAAGGTCATTCCGCCGCATCTAGGTACATGCGGGATCCATATATTTTTCATATGCACTATAAAATTCTATATCTTTTTTTACTTCGGGTATAATTTTAATTTTTGTTAGTTGTTCCGTGGTTAAATTTTCTTTTTTAACTGTATCAGTTTCTTTAAATATATGTTCTTTTTGAGCTGAATTTAATTTTAAAATATTTTCCTCAGCTGTATTAAATACTCCCCAATCTATTTTTTCTTGTAAAAAATGTTCTTCTATTATTAAATATACCTTATTCATATTAGATATATCCATTATATGATCAAATATAGTTTTTGTATTTTCAATATTAAACTCTTTTACTAACGGATCCTTTAAAGTTCCAGGCATTCGATTTTGTATAATATTTAGATACGATAATTGAGATCTATATATGTCCCACGTTTCAAAATTTTTACCTCGAAGTTTTATTTTATTTTTGTGGTCTTCAATCCATTCGTCAATTGTTCTAGTGTCTATTAATTTAAATTTAGTAAAAGATCTTAATTTTATATGATTAAATTTGCTAATAAATCTATTAATGGGTTCTCGTAAAATTAATATTTTTAACCAATCTTCCATTCCTACTTCTAATGGATTTAAATGATGTATTTTTATAGTAACATTTGTTTGGTTGTTTTTAATTTCTATATAATGTTTCATCGGATGATGCCCGGATCCGGTCCATAAATTTCTATCTAATATACCATATTGTATATATTCATCCCTTGTTAATTTTTTTCTTATAAACGGTAATGATGAAAAAATAGAACTTGTTGCATTAAATGGGTTATCGTAATTAGGTTGTAAAATTGTTATGTCAAATTTATCAGGATATTGCACACAATATTTTAATAAATTTACATAAATTGATGTGCCACCATTTTTAGGTATGTGTGGTATCCATATATTTTTCATGTAACCATTCAAAATCGTTTACTTTATCTAACATTTCAGGATCATCTTTATATTTTAATCCCCACTCTTTGCCATCTATTGCACCACGTATACCGTCTTTACCATATGGTTTATCTGCACCTACTGTACACCAAATATGTAACCGTGTTTCTGTTTCTTCGTCTTTTTGATTGTGTATTATTTTGCTGGCGAGTTTTGTGCATTCTCTAAATGCAGATTTGTATGTACTAAACGGACTGTAATTAAATCCGTTAGTATTAGATATTTGCGACATAGGCTTAAACTTACCTGCAACAGATGTAGTAAAGTCTATAAGCCAATTACTTGCTTCACGTATTATTTTTGTAGGAAATAATTTTACACCACCGTTGCCATAAATCAATCCGTTAATAGGATTTTTTGCACGCCAAACAAATATATGATCTTGTTGGTGCCACTCAGGTTCAAAACTAAAATCAAAGTCAGGCTCTAGAATTGCATCGGCGTCTATAACATAAAAGTTTTTTGTCATAGCTCGTCTAGCACATTCTTTGTGGCCGTTAAAAATACCTTTAATGCCGTGAACACGTTTTGCATGAGGTGCTACTAACTGAAGCAATTCGTAATGTTCATCTGCAAATGGTTCGTCATAACTTAGAAAAAATACATCAAGCATCAGTCATATATAAAAGGATCTTGTTCTCGAAGTTTTTTAAGTTTTCTTCTGTACTTTATTTCTAATACAACCCAATCATATGGCCATCGAATATAATACCATATTCTTCTTAATATACGTTTAACTTTATTCATGATCTGGTATCTCCATAATAAACTATTTTTTTAATGTTATTATTATCTGTTTCAAACTCTCTCCAAGGATCTACTATAATACTATTACGATTAAAATTAAAATCATAATGTTTACCTCGATGGCCTAATAGATATGTACAAGGTACATCATGTATTTCTTCAGTAATAGGTTCGAACGTATCATCTAGATTTTTGTCATAATATAAATCTAAGTGTGGTGCGAGCTTATTTACATAGTGTCCTACTAACATTCCATAACTGCCGTCTGTAAATTCTACATCAGGTTTAAATGCCTTGCCTAAGATAACAACAGGTAAATCATAACTAATTAATTTTTCTGCCAATCTTTTTGCTTGCGTCTCTCTAGCGGTCATTATGGCATCAAATAAATCGTATCCTAGATCTAATTTTTCTGCTAGATATCTCAATGCAATATTATCTCTAGGATGACATGGGCCTCCGTCGCCCATACCCGGTTTCATATACAAAGGACTAATAATACGCTGAGTACTATTAGCAATAGCATTTGCAACAACATCGCAATTTATATTACCATTGCGTTCGGCAACATCTTGTATCATATTTACTAATCCTATTTTTGCAGATATAAACGTATTATAGAATATTTTAATACATTCGGCCTCGTCCCATGTTCCTATTTCAAATCTAGTATTATTTTTTTCTAACAACATGTTATAAAAATCTACTAATTCGGCTGTAACATTGTCTTGTTTACCTGTAGCATTACCGATAATAATCATTTCTGGGTTTAACATATCCCATGTAGTAGTTCCCATTGCAATTAGATATGGATTATATATAAAATTTGTTCCAAATCCTAACATAGGTATAAATTGTTCTCTACATGTTCCAGGTAATACAGTACTAATTAATACAATAGTTTGATCTTTTGTTATTACATTATTAATTCGACCGAGAACATCTTTAACATGCGAATAATCAAAATCTTTGTTTGATAAATGAGATGACGGAATACTACCATCATATTTTGCATTGTGTGGTGTCTCTACTGCAATAAAAATAAAGTCCATTCCCGTTACTGCATCTTTTATGTCAGATACAATGGATACTTTATTGCTTTCTCTTTCTTTAATATCGTATCCAGTAACAGGTATGCCTTTGTCTACTATTGCCTCGGCACATTCAAGACCTAGTTTACCAAGACCTATAAATCCTATTTTCATATTCTATATTTAATTTTTTTATATTATTTAAATGGTGGGCCCATTGCCCATCCTACCAAAGAATATCTGTTACCGTTGGTGATCAATTTAACTCTGTGCCATAAAAAAGACGGAAATATAATTATAGAACCGGGTTTTTTAGTTACTTCATTAAATGTAAACTCAGGCATATCAGATGTTAAATTTGGTATGGAATCAAGATACTTTTGTCCTAAAATTCCTATTTCAAGTTCACCGCCTTCATATGTATCATTTAAGAGCAACGAAAAAGATAATTTTCTAACTTTACCGTTTGCTTCGCCTAAATCTTCTCGGTTGTACGGAACAGTTGAGAACCCGTCAACATGATAATCATAAAAATCACCTTTGTCATATTTAGTCAATTGAAAAGGCGGCATATAAGAAATATCAAAATTCCAACCTGCATCTATATTTGCTTGTATTATATATTGTCTAACAAGGTTAAACACCCATTGCTGTTCAACCCAGTAAATTGATGATTGTCTTTTAATTTTATTTGTAGTTTCTTTATTGTATCCTATTACTCCTTCTTTCCATTGCCCGTTAGATAAATTAATAATTTTATTACATGTATCCTTGCCAATTACATTTTCATAAAAATAAACATTTTCGGTTAATTGCATATTAACTCATTTTTTTACGCTCTTCTTCCCATATCTTTCTAATCTCCGTTGCAGAAATATTTTCTATTTCATCTGGCAGTCTTTCTAAAGAGATGGAATAACCTACATCACGTCCATACGTAATGTCTACAATATTAGGTACTTGCATTATAACATAATCTTTACCAATTGTAAAGCCATGCTTAGTTAAGTCTTCTGTAATTATTTCTGATACTTCGCTAAACTCTAACGGGTTATTATTATCAACAGGCATGTCACGTATCATTATAGCAACTTGTCCTGTTTTCTTTACTGCTTGTTTAAATAATTCGCGGTGCCCCCCATGCCATGGCTGATACCTGCCCATCATTTGAACTGTTGGTTTATTACTTTCCATTTTTTAAAACCTTACTACTTTTGGATGTTATCAATGATTTAATTTGTTTTATTACCATTTCATATAAACTATCTTGTTTATTTCTAATTTGATAATGATACCATTCTGGTTCTTCAAACACCTTATTTGTATCTAAATATTTGCTATGTTTAACTGTATTCATCCAAACTATTAAATCGGGTTCAAACGTATATCGTAATTTGTCAGTAGGACATATAAAGTCACATATAACATAGCCTTCTAATGCTTCTGCCATTTCTTTCATACGTAAACATTGTCTCAATCTACCTTCATCTGAGAAATCCCAGTCGTTGGCTTGTTTACGTACTTCGTCTGCATTTAAATGGGTTGCGTTTATTTCATATGCTAATTGTTTAGCAAAAGTTGTTTTGCCAGAGTTGTTTAACCCCATCACTAATATTTTTTTCATGAATATACTTTTATCTTATGCGTTTGCTCAAATGCTTTAGCGTCTTCTCTACTATTAACCAGGGGTTCACCTTTTTTGTTTAAACTTGTATTAAGTAACATCGGGCATCCAGTCTCTGCATACCATTTTTCTAAAAGATTTCTAACGTCAGGACAATCGTCCTTTGTAACTGTTTGTACCCTGCTTGTATTATCTACGTGGACAATAGCTGGAAATTTATCAGGTTGCTTGCACGTTGCTGTAAACTGCATGTACGGTGATTCTTGTACAGGCATTTCAAAATACGTGTCTGCATGTTCTGCGAGAATCATCGGCGCAAATGGCCTAAACTGTTCTCTGTGTTTATATTTATTAACTAAGTCTTTTATATCATTGCCTCGCGGATCGGCTAATAGTGAGCGATGTCCTAATGCTCTAGGACCGAACTCTGCTTTTCCACTAGCAACTCCGCATACTTTTGTATTAAGCAACTCTTTTATTATTTTGTTTGTTGGATATTTTCCTTGTATTTCATGTCCCAAGTATGCACCAGGCCAACGTATATGTGTATTCATATCTGCTAGTATTGCACCTATAGACGATCCTGCATCTCCTGGACTAGGCATAATCCAAATGTCGTCCCACATGTTTGCTATGTAACTATTTGCTACACAATTCAACGCACAACCGCCCGTAAACACAAGGTTTCTGCTACTACTAATAGTTTTAGCATGTGACATTACGCCTATAAGCATATCTTCGTATACTTGTTGCACACCTGCAGATACATCAAAGTATTCGCTTACTGGCAAATTCTCCTGCCAATCTCTGCATCCTCTGTGCAGATTTTTCTTGAACTTTACTTTGCCTTTTGCTATACTTTTAACAAATGAATCTTTTAATACTTGCCTATACTTTTGTCGGTCACCAAATGCTGACATACCCATTAAGATATATTCTTCTTCATTGGGTTTTAGACCTAGCCGCTGTGTCATTGCAGAATACCATAAGCCTATCGAGTTTGGGTACCATTGTGAATGAAGTTTTGTTAACTTGTTATCTTCTGCTTTCCATATGGTTAAAGTTTCCCATTCTCCTATTGCATCTATAACAACTATTGTTGCTTCTCTAAACTTAGACGTATAATAACCTGCCGCGGCATGTGATAAGTGATGTGGTATGTTAATTTGATTTATTTTGTAACCAAACTGCAATCCCAAATCATTTACATGATTCCTTAATTCGTGTTTATAATTGCTTAACACTCTGCCAGCAGTATTCCATTGCCTAGCATATAACTGTCGTGTAAGTTTCTTAAGTGGTTGCTCGTAGTAGCATATACGATCAGGTGCTCCATAGGCTAGTGCCTCATGCAGTAATCGTACATTTAAATACTTGTCGTTTTTTACTCTGCTATATCGTTCTGAGTGCGATGCAAATACAAGTTGTCTGTCTTTAACAACCGCTAATGCCGCATCATGTGACAGAGCAGATATTCCCCATGTTATCATATTAATTTAATTTAACATTCCTTTAAATTCAGGTAAAAAATCTAAGATGTTTTGATTTCTTATTAAATCAAGATTACGTGAATATTCTTTTGTTTTCATCCATTGTTCCGATAAATCCGGTCCA